CTTGGAGATCCGAAGATTCCTCTAGGGTCAGAGAAACCAAAAACGTATCTCTCTCTAGCTTTGTATCTAACATTACCAGTATCGAAGTCGCCTTCCATAGTAGTTTTGATAGGTGATCTCATGAAATGTTTAAGACCATTTGGTACATCTGTTTTGATAAAGAATGCATCAGGATCAGTTAAGTAGTGGTTTACAGTATAACCTTCTGAAACCATTCCCATGTTCTTGATTGCATTGATATCATTATCAGCAGTACCAGTTCTACCTTCAGACTTCATAAGTCTATCAGCAGTAAATTGCAATGCAGGTGGAATAATCATTTTCATTCCTCTAGCCGCAATTTTTAGTCCTCTTTCATCAGTGAAAGCCGAAATGTCGATTAAAGACTGCTCTAAAGAAGTTTCGTTTAAATCAGCAGAAGTTGCTAATTCATTTGCGAAGTTTCCTGAAAGCGTAGGGTGAGCAGTAGAACAAAGTTCTACACCATCACCACCAGCAAAAGCTGCAGTGAACGCGTTGTTCAATACTGCTGCGCCTTTAATCTGTTTAGTGCTTGCCATAGATCTTGCTAAAGCTTTTGTATATCTAGACGCAAGTCTGTCATACAAGTTATCTTCGATAGCTTCTTCTGTGATTGCAAACGCTAACGCAATTGTTTCGTTTGTGTAACGAGCTGTGAAAGTTTCTTGCGCATCGTCGAATGATACACCTTGACCTTCAGGTTTAACTGATGCATTTCCGAAACCACTTAACATTACTTCCTCTTCGAAAGCTCTGTCAGATGATTCTGTGTCGAAAATTTCAGCTGCTTCGTTAGCATATTGTCTGTACTCTAGTCCGAATAAAGCATTCAAACCAGGTTCTAACTCTTTTACGAGTTGTGCTCTTGATATAGCCATAGTTTATTTCTCCTTATTCGCTATTAGTTGTACAAGTGTGAAGCCGAACCAATTACAACAACGACATCGCTGCCGGCTGCCGTGTAATCGTTTTGACCCGGGATATTAGCACCTCTTACCAATGTAAACATTGAAGTTGCTGCTACTGTTGCAATAGAAAGTCTTTCATCAGACATTCCACTGATACCAGTTGCTCCGTTATCACCTGTGTTATAGTTAAGACCAACATCATTTTGTTGCCAAGCTGCGTTTGCTCTCATGTTGAATTCCTGATTAGGGTTATCCAATACAAAAGCAGTTCCGTCACTTGAACCTGTGTTGTAGTCTGCCGCAAAGTTTGTTCCACTCGTTACTGAGTTTGCAAACGTTGGTTTTGATGTTCCTGCATCTATATAGAAAGCACCATTAAAGACACCTAATAATAGAGGGTCAGCACTATTTTGCCAACCAGCTCCACCACTATTGTCATCGTCAGTTGAATCGTAAGTTGCGTCTTGAATATAACCTTTTTCAGCTGCTTGAGTTCCTGCATTTAAAGAAACCGGATCACCCTTAAAGATTGTATTGAAAGCCGAACCTGCGTAATCATATAGCTTATATTCAGATTGACCAGAAGTTGCAGGTGTTGAACCCACAGTCATTACTGCTCTACATCCGTATCCAGCTGTACTATCATTTGCCATAGTCGTATTTCCTTTTCTTAAGTGTACCTGCCCCGAAGGGCCTCCAGTACGGTTTAATTTATTTTGTTGGGACTAGAAATTACTAAAAGATTATTTCTTTGAACCACCAAAAGTTACACGAGTCTGCCTTTCTTGATTGATTGGCATACTTGGGTGCTGATCCTTAAGAACGTCGTTATTTACTGCTTCATCTCGATCTTTAGTTTGCTTTTGATAATAAGCTTGACGAGATAGCGCGATTTCTTCGGGTATCCTAGCCAGCACTAGGCCTCCTACTCCGATAACACCAGAATATTTTCCTGTAGTCATAGTTGGAAAGTTGCTTTCCGGATATTCGTCAGATCTAACTAACTCCCATCCTTCTCTAAGTTTGCCCGCTACATTTTTTGTATCGTCCATACCTAAAGTTTCAACTCTTATCCATCTATGCCTGAATCCATCAGGTGCAGGTGGTGCATCAAGTGATGAGGGTGGAGCCCAAGTTACAGGTTTTTTAGTCTTGTCTCTTGTTTCGCTCGCACGTGAGGTTTTTATCTTTTCATTTTCCATATGCTTATTGTCCTTCCGTGATATTTAATTGTTTCGCATTCTCTTCGAGTGGCACGCCTATTCTTTTAGCAATTGCTACCTGTGATGGCGAGAGTTTCACAGT